CAATAGTGCCAGCAGAAGTAGACTTGAATAAACCAGTAATCTGACTCGGGTTATAACGATATTCAGCCCAACGCTCTTGATAACCAAATACGTTGTTGTCGGTAGAACTACCAGTGACGTAAATTTCCTTATTGAGAATTGCTTGCTCACCGAGAGTAGCAAAGACAGGAAAATAAAAATCGTAACGAGTAGAACGAGACCAAAACTTACGAATACCCTGCTGATAAGTAAGATCAGCCCTAACAGAAACAAAGCCAATAACATGACCATGTTCAACAAAACTTTGAGTAAAACCATGTCCTTTAGCCATGTAAGTGCCAAACGCGGCAAGATTGCCTTGAGGTGTCGTCGTTCCACTAGCACCAGTACCACCAGTTTGAGCAATAGGAGAAATATTAATAGGAGTAGAACCACCGCCTAAATATTCAGGACGTTGGAGGCGAGCATCTGGAGAAGCTACGCCAAAATGAGAACGAATAATTTCGGTGTAACGAGTTCCACCACGCGCATCGCGCTCAAGCAACTTTTGTATTTGAAAAGATTGACGAAGCTGATTAATAGTAGCAGCAGTAGCTTGACTTAAATCAGCAAACAATTCACCACCAGTAGTAATACCATCAGAAGATGTTCTAACAGTAGGATAAGTACTACCAGTCATAGCACGAACACCATCAGTGTATTTAACACCTAAAACACTATTGGATGTAGATGCAAGATTAACAGCAATAGGAGCAGACGTACCTAAAGGTAACGTAACTGCAGCACCACCCTTTTGAGGCCAAGGGAGTGCAGAAGTAAAATAGTCATGACGCTTACCGCGTCGTTGCAGCTGATAATTAGCAGCTGCAGAAGAATCAGTAGTATCAGACTTATCAATTAATAAAGATGTCTGTAGGTTTTCATCACGAAACCACTGATTCCAAATTAGATTACATGCCCTTACAGGGAGTGCAGAGTGTGAAACCGTATTACTATTCCCAACTTGCCCGACAGTAGGCAAGCCAAGATAGTCTTGCAAACTCCCAACTGCATAACCGCCAGTTGGGGAAACTTGTTGAGGAATAGTGTAGGAAATAGAATCGGAAGGGTTATCCTGTTCCCCCATAAACTTAACCCAATTGTTCCATACCAAACGGTTAGGAACAAAGAAAAAGAACGAGTCCAAATGGAGATTATCCATAACTGGGAATAAAGGGGTGGCGAGACGCCCGAACATAGTGACATTAACATTGAACGTATCACCTGGTAATACCTCCTCACACATAATAGGAACTAAATAACCACTATCAAAAGTGGTTTTAAGCGTTTTCTCCATAGAAAACTTAGAACGCGGAATATCCGCTTTAGGCACCATAGCAAAACTATGAGAACTAGCCGAACGATTTTTAAACATACAAACTCCAATAAAAAAGCACCCCCGAAGGGGTGCAAGGGTCAAACAGAAGTGGTAACTACGTCTTTGGCTCTCACCAAAACAGTAGGAGAACCTTCACGAATAAAGGCACCATTTGAATCATCAAACTGACCTAACAAGTACAAATCGAAATCATCGGGATGTTTGTGTAACGCGTTATCAGGTGAAGCACGATTAACTTCATCCGTGAAATCACGAACAGCAACATTACGATGAGGCACAAAGAACGGACGGTTGAAAACATCAGCCGCACGATCTTTAACAGCAACAATAAATAACAACATTTTTATGACCTTTAAATAATACGTTTTGATAAACTAACACGAGATTCGCTGACTGTACGTCTTGCGATCTTACGAATAGGAAGGTTTTCATACATGTTACGCTCAACTTCCATATCGGCTCTAACCGATGAGCGAAATTGCATGTCAAGTGCTAAATCAGACCCCAACTCCTTTAACAAGTTTTTATAATACCTAGGGACTGGCGCCCTAGACCCCTGTGTGGTTAGAACACTTGCTGTCGGAAAAACATCCGACATAAAGTAATCATTAAACCACCCCTTACTAATGCCTTTCGACATTATTAAGAACTCCGGATTAGGAAATATCATTTCCCCATCCTCTTGATCAGTATATAAAGGTAACGGCATAACCTTTTCAGAGGACTTAATTTTCTTGAGTATATATCTGGCAATGTATGCAGCACTCTCAAAATTTAAAGTTCCAATTAAGTGGTTTCCCTGATGCCAATACCTAGCAACTGACTTAGATGTGTAAGTCCTGTCACCACCAGAAGCACGACCAAAAAGCAAACGATCATGATCGAAATCCACTCCAAACAACGCAATATGAAAGTGAGGACGTCGGGTCTGTTCACCATACTCTCCAGATGCTACATAACGGAATTTATATCCAGCCTTACGCAAACGTTTAAAAAACTTTTGCAAGTCAGCTTTTACAAGCTGGCCATGCTTAGGCAAATGATCTTCATCATATGTAAGGTTTAGCATACAAGACTTCTCGTGCATCATCTGCTCGTGGGTAATGCGAATCGCCCACTCCCTTGAATACGCTAATCTGCATTCTATGCATTGACCGCACTTAAGAGGACCATGGGTAGGATGAGACCAAAGAGAAGTACACACAATACCTTAAAAACGTATACCACCACGCATAGGAGCGTTGACAATGTTAGCCATTTGAGTACGACCGACATTATGTCGAAACTGCTTTGCAGAACTGTGTTTGTGAACGGGGGATCTATGTAACGGTTTCATTTCATTCTCCTAAAAAACATAAGAATTGGTGTCAATGGGTACAGTTACATCAAGTAAGAAACTGTACCCGAGCATAGCATTATTCCGACTTTGACGTCGGTTCCGCAGCTGAAACTTTCGTTTCAGCAACGGCTTGTGGAATGACCAATCCTAAACGAACAGCCTCATCGGTGTTCTCAGGATTGCCAAAAAACTCAAGAAATTCTTGAGGAGAGTTGTTAAAACGAGCGCGAACTTTAGCGTCTAAACGCATAAAAGACTCATCAGCCTGGCGAACAACATTCATAGCAGATTGAAAATCAAAAATGCCTTCATAATCAACATATTGAGGCATATTAACAGGGTTAGGAAGAACCCCGGACTTCATAAAACGATCAACAATAGTGTTGATATCAGAATCCTCTTTAAATTGCTGTTGCGTCAAAGAGGGATCATCACACTTAAGACCAGCTTTATCGCTGGCTAGATCCATATCATAATTGTACGCAGAGCGACAAAAAACGGTTTTCATAGGTAACTCCTTTAAAAAAAACCTCGCCATTATCGGCGAATAAAAGAACGAAGCAGATCAATTAAGGGCTTAAATTGGTTGTATTCACGACCAAAATTACCAGCCCCTTTAGCTGCTTCAACATCATAACCGCGCAGTTGCGCTTCCATCTTATTAATTTGTTCTTGGTAATAACCAGTAGAAGTTAGTTGCTCAAAATTACGGATTTGAGAAGACATAACATCAATATTCTTTCGAATTTGATTACCTACTTCAGTCAAATTAAAACCTTGTTTAATAAGATTTTGATACTCTTGACGAATATTATCGATAAAAGCCTTAGACTTTTCATTATCAGTCTTCAAATTATCAATTTGTTGACCTATCAATTCATTTTGCTTTTCTATATTAGGAACTTCTGTCTCAGCCTTTTTAGCCTGAGCAGACGTAAGCCTATAAGATGCAGCACCTTGAACAGGTGAAGTGTACTGAGCAGATGTTACTTGCCCAGTACTTCCAGCTGGAGATGATGCTCCACCACCCTTAACATATGCAAGCATAGGGTTTAACCCAGCAGAAGTCATATCTTCAACTTGACGTTGATAAGCAGTATTAGACATTTTCTCTTGAAAATCCCTATTACGTTGAGCTTCAGCCATACTGGCCTCAGTAGATTGTTGTGCTATACGAGCAGATGCAGTATTAGTATCTTGTTGACCAAGAAATCCTAAACCTGCACCGATCGCATTAGATATAGGTGTTGTTAACCAATCAAACATATTAGAAATGATCGATTAAACCAGGCACAGAATACATAGGTAAAGGACGTGCAGCATTAATATGGAAAAAAGCGTCAAGAAGAAGCTGCTGTCCATTAGCTGCAGAACCAACCGCTAAATTACGCGCCAAAGGAGGCGTATCAGCAATAAACGTTGCATTCAACGTAGGTAGAGAAGTAAACTTTTGAGCATAATGCCAAGGATCAATAGTGCCAGCAGAAGTAGACTTGAATAGACCAGTAATCTGACTCGGGTTATAACGATATTCAGCCCAACGCTCTTGATAACCAAATACGTTGTTGTCGGTAGAACTACCAGTGACGTAAATTTCCTTATTG